AGTCAGGAGCACGTCATCGTCCAGGAACACGACGGCCTCGGAGCAGCAGAGAAGCCCGAGCGCGTGGCGCGCCCGGCACCGCATGTTGACCTCGGACCAGACGTTGACGACGCCCGGGACCATCTCGTCCGACGGCGCGTTGTGCCACACGAGGATGTGCTCGGGTGCCGGCTCCTGCTTCGCGACTGCGGCCACAACCGCCGGCATGTTGGCCGGGCGCTTATGGCTCAGCAGAATGGCGTCGTAGGTCATCGGTTGCCTCGCCCCCGGCCGTTCCAGCCGTGCTTGGCCGGGTGCCACATGTGCTCAAAGCCCGGGACCGGCTTGCGCGTGTTCAGGTCTTCAGCGCTCAGGCCCTCGCGCATGAACCAGTCCGAGACCGGCCGGTCGAACTGGCCCCAGGTCTCCTTTGACGGCCAGCCGCCGTATCGCCGGAGGTCCGGCCGGAGCACGAATGCGTTGCCGGTCCCGTGCCGCGGCGTGCTCGGCGGCGACAACCGGCCGCCCTGCGAGCGCGCCAGGTAGCCCGGAAACCAAGCCTTGCCGGCCGACAGNTAGTTGAAGCCCCGCGAGAGCACCTCGGCGGGGACCAGCATGTCGCAGTCGAGGAAGAAGAGCCGGTCGCAGGCGGCGAGTGCGGTCAGNTCNTTGAGNGCCGCGCCCTTGTTGAACGGGCCGGAGCGCGAGATTATCCGGTAAGGGAAGGCTCCCGCGACCGCGCACGGGAGCCATTCGGTGAGCGGNGCGATTTGCGGCACANCNGNCCAGTCTGCNACGAGCNATTCNAGATTCGGAGCGAGACCGGCCCGGCGGGCCGCGTGGACCAGAGACTCAACCGNCCGAGGGAACAGCGTTATCCGCCGCCCCTCATGCTCGATTACACTGCGGTCGCAGTGTGCAACGAGCACCGACAGTTGCAGCCCCTGGTCCACGTCGGCACCGCTGATGACTAGTAGCGGGACAGCCTGACCCGGACAGTCGAGGCCGAAGCCGCAGCCGCCTTGCTGACGTGCCCGACCGTCTTGTTGCTCCCGGCGGTCGTGGTCACCACGCTGTTGCCGGCATCCCAGTACACCTTGGTGCCAAGCGCCAGCGCCGAAGCCGATCCGGTGCTCTTCGGGAAGTCGAACTCGCCTTCCACGTCCAGGGCACCCANCGCGTTCGCAGNGATGGCCCGGGGCGCAACNCCCACGATCTCGCCAACCACCACGATGTCCNNGGCCGCCACCGCGCCGCCCGGCGTGTAGTCGATGCTCGGCCAGGAGTTCTTGACTCTGTATGCAGTCGCCACTTGAAACCCTCCTCTTCGGACCGGGCGGGGAGCGTCCTATGCGCCCCCCGCCCCAGGTCCGCGAAGTTGTCCTTAGCTCCCGACCGAGAGGACCGCGCCCCTCGGGTCCACGGCCGCGACGCCGAAGTCGCCATAGCCGCGGAAGGCCAGGCCGAGCGTGTCCGGGGCGACGCCCACGGACTCGATGGTCGGCATGTCCTGCCCGTTGAGGTAGGCGATCTCGAAGGCCGCCAGCGCTGCCGGGTCGGCGAACAGATACCAGCCAGCGTCGCTGTAACCNCTGAAGCCAGAGTTCCCGAGCTGCGGCACGCACACCGGGATGTATTTCCCGGCATAGATGTTCAGGTCGGGCAGCTGCTCCACTGCCCGCGCGCTGGTGCTGCTCAGGCCGCTCGCGACGGCGCTGAGGTTCTGGCTCGCATAGAGCCGATCCGCCAGCGCCTTGAGAGCCGGCGGCACAACCAGGAACCGCGGAGTCACCAGGACGCTGTTGCCCTGCCCGTCGGTCTGCGACAGGAAGAGCTTCACCGCGGCGTCGAGGCCCGCGGTCCCCAGCGCGGAACCCGCCCCGCTGGAGTAGTTGCCGTTCCCGCCAGCGAAGAAGCTGGAGGGGTTCGCGAGCAGTAGCGTAGCCGCGGCGTCCTCGATGGCGGTCGCCCAGCCCCGGCCCAAGACACCAGGAATCTGAAGGAACGCGCCCAAGTCGTCATTCACCACGTCGTGCCGCGTGAGCTGGAAGAACCGGCCGTAGGTGTCGGCCTTCTGCGTGTAGCTCTGCTCGCTCAGCCGGCCGTGCTGCAGCTCACCCGCCGGCCCCATTTTCTCGAACGTGCCGGTCGCGGTCAGGCGGTAACGAGTATGCGTCTGGAAGTTGCCCACCTGGCCGCGCCCGAACACCACACGCAGCGCGGGCGGAACTGCCTGGTAGGCGGCCAGCAGGGACTTGTTCGCCACCGCGCCCAGGATGCCGGTCAGCGTGACCGAACTGAAGGCCGCGCGCACCCACTCCTGGCTACCACGCCCGAACCTCGGGAGCGTGATCCCGTCGATCATGGCGGCGGCCTCGATGACCTCCGTCAGCCGGGCACGACCCATGCCGCGCGCCCCCTCCATGACCTGCTCGCCGAACTCGGCCACCAGCCCCTTGTCGTCGAGGCCGACGGCCGCCCGGTTCGCCACGCACAGCGCGGCGACCAGCAGCCGGGCGTTCAGCGGTGCCCCGCCACCGCGGATGAACGCGGGGGCGCCCGCGGTCGGCCGGCTGGCACGCAGCAGCTTGAGAAGCTGCGCATTGACCTCGGACACGGTGAGCCCTTCGGTCACCGCGCCGGCCCGGATCTCCTCGACCTTGGGCGCGTCCTCGGCGCTCCAGGTGCCCTTGCACGCGGCTTCGATGGCCGCGATGCGCTGGCGCTCGGCCTTGATCTCATCGGCCGCACTGGGAGCCGCAGCCTGGACGGGCGGCACAGCGTCCTGCTTGCCGNCGCCCTTGTCCTTGCCGTCGCCAGCGGCATCCTTCTTAGCGGCGGCCTGCNCGGCGTCGTAGGCCGCCNGGAGGAACTTGCGCTGGTCCTCCGTCAGCGCCGCGGGGTCGAACCCCTTGGCCTTCACGAACTCATCGAACCCCATCTTGCCCTCCTTGTCCGAGGCGGCTACGGCGCGCGTGCTGGAGTCCGCCCCCAGCGACACAAACGACGCGCCCTTGAGTTCCGCTCGACGGATGACGGTTATCGGACCGCTCACCGGGCGACCGTTGACCTGGACCTGCGCGCCGGCCTTGATCTCCTCGACGCGCAGCGGATCGGCCTCGATACTGGCCTGCCACGGGAACCCGTTGCGGCTGTTGCCAACGACTTCCCGCGCAGCCTCGCCAGTGCCGGAAATCTCACCTTCGATCCAGACCCGGCCGCCTTCGATGCGCGACTCACCATGCCCGACGATCTTGCCGATATCGTGATCGCGATGAACCGGCACGGCACGATCCGGAATCTGGAGCCCCTGAAGGTCGATGATGATGAGGCCGAACTTGCCAACGCGCATCGGCCCGCCGTTGTAGACGTTCATCTTGAAGCGCGGCAACCCGGCGGGCTTGTCGCCCTGCGCCGGTTCGGCCGCGATCAACTCGACAGAATCAGCTCCGGTACAGAACCGGAAGCTCTTGAGGTCAGGCGGCCGGTTGGCTAGAAGCAGCGGAAGGTTCATCGTCCTCTCCTGTTCCCTCGCCCGTATCGTCAGGTTCATCTGCGGCCGGCTTCGCNGCCGGCGCACTGCTCGCCGGNNCGGCGAGCGCGATCCCTTTCTCTTTTGCGTAGGCCATTTCTTCGGCGCGCTGGTCGAACGCCACGCGCCAGTCCTGGCCCCTGCGGGAGTAGTAGGCCCGATAGGTCAGCGTGCCGTTCTTGAGGCGAACGTCATCGGCGCTCGCTTCCTTCGAGGGATCAACGTGCTCGAAGCCATCGAAGTACCACTCGTGGCCCACGTCGCGGAGGTCCGGAGCGTCGGCGGCCATGAGGTATTCGCGCGCCCACTGGCGGAAGAGCGGCGAGAGCACGACGACGCCCAGGTCGTAGCGGTCGATCTCGATGGCGCGATGGTAGACCTGATGGTCAAGCCGGCCGCTCGCGTAGTTGTACTGCGAGCTGTCGGCGAGAGCGACGTTGAGCGGCATTTGCATGCAGCGCGCGGCCTCGTTGAGCAGGCAACGGATGTAGTCGCGGTGCGTGGTCATCGGCTGCTCGGCCTTGACTTGCTCGAGACCCCAACCGGCGGGGACTGTCAGCCCAGACCCGGAGGGGAGCGTAATCTCCTGCTCCGGGTCTACCGGCACGGCCTCCACGTTCTCGCTTTTAGAAACTAGCATCCAGGAAACTGCAGCAGCAGTCTCGGCGGCAGTCAGGACCGCCATCGAATAACGGCGGATCATGCCGAACAGATTGAGTGCCGGGGCGATGTCGGGGACGCCGCGACGCAGCCCCGGGCGCGTCTGACGGAANAAGTGCAACATGCGCTCGACCGGCACGGTGCGATAGCTNCCGAAGCCGGTGAGCGGCAACGAGTCGCCGCCGGGATGGTANTTCAGCACGTCGTAGCTGACCGGGTTGCCGTTCTTATCGTAGAGAATCCCGTCGCTGTAGAGCGGATTCGAGAGCTGGTCAATCTGGCCGGTGATCCGGTCGCTCTCGATGAGCTGGAGATTTAGCTTGACCGGCGAGCGCAGGCCCGGGTCATTGACGATCTCCATGAAGAACTCGCCGGACTCGCCGCGCTGGATCATCCCGAGGCGAAGCTTCTCGCCGAGCCGCACCTCCCTGGCCCACTCCTGATAGGTGAACTCCGCGGCACTCGCGGCGTTGGCGTCGTTAATCAGGAGTTCNAGGCGTGGCAACTTGCCGATGGTGTCATTCGCTCGCGTGTCCAACATGCCGCGGCAGTAGGAGTTGTTCCGCGCCTCGTAGCGGCAACGGTTGCGGATCGTCGCGCGCACGCTCGGCGCGGCTTCGGCGTCAGCGCTGATCCCAGTGGCGGTCGCCCACAGATTCTCATTGCGGTCTGTGGTCTGCGCAGCGTCGTAGGTGGCGCGGACGAACGCGGCGACCCGGTCATCGCGGGTCATGGCCGGCTTCCACGGCTCGGCCTTGGGCTTCGCAGGGCGGCGCGGCGAGCGCTTCGCGCGACTCACGGCGTGCTCCCGAGCTTGATGCTCTGAATGCGGACGATGTTCGGGGCGCGCGTCGAGTCGGCTTCGGCGAGCACCCGACCCTCCCAAAACTGGATCTCGGTGCGCAGCTCCGCGAGCGTCATATCGACGATGTTTCGGCCGTCGGGGAACGAGAGAGACTTGACCGCGCCGCCGGAGACCTTGGCCGCATAAGCGACCTTCAGGGCTTCGAGCATTTCCGCGGCGGTGGCGCTCATCGACCCTCCAGGCGGGTAGCGGGCGGGCCGGGTCCAAAAAGAAAGCGGGCCGTGAGGGTTGTAGGCCCCTACACGGCCCGCTCGATTTGGATGTCTGCTGCGCTTGCGGGAGCTACCCGCCGCTCTCAGCCCCGGCCCGTCACGCTACCTCACGCCCAATCCCTCCGGAACCCGTTGCCCGTCGCGGATATCAATGCCCGAAAACCGGCAAGAGTCAAGNCNAAACCGCCAAAGANGNCCATTTTTCGCACATATGCGAAAACCGGGGCTCAGTTTGGCGTCTCCGATGTCGATATCTCGTAGCCACAATGCCGGCAGACCCGTCGCCNCCGGATCGCCCCCCGGGCGCCCCAAGTGGACGACACGCGCCAGTCGAGGCACCCGCACTTGGGGCAACCGAGCCCGCCGGCTTCCTCGGCCGTGCCGCGCTTGAACCTGTACGGCTGCTTGGCCGACGCCTCATCCGCTGGCATTGCGCGCTCTCCCGAATCTGTATCCCCCCGTGGCCTGCGATGTAGCCTTGACGGCCGGACCGTCCAACGTGATCCCNAGCTTCGCCGCCGCGACATGGCAACCCACCAAGCAGTCCCACCAGTGGTTCGGCCTGCCCTTGAGTTGCGCCCACTTGTCGAACGTGCCGCCATCGCGACGCCGCTTTGGCGCCGGACGCTCGGAGGTCAGTTGCTCCGCGAGCGCCCACTGTGAGCGGTCGCCNTCGCCCCACAGCGTCAACGACCCCTGGCCGCCAACCGGCGTCCNGAGCCGCTCGGCNACGAACGACTTCCACCGGTCCACGTTGTAGACCAACAGCCGCGCGTCGCGCTCACGGTTCAGCGCGTAATACCACTGGTCGCCGTGGTCCCGGCTTGGGATGTGCTTCGGCTTGCGAAGCTCTTGCTCGCCGCCCTCNCCCTTNCTCGGCACGAGCAGCGCCGCGAACGGCGAGCGGCGCAGACACGCATAGATCGTGCGCGACTCCCAGCCGGAGTCTGCGGCGACCAACGCGGTCCGGAGCTCCGTGCCGGTCTCTTGGTGCCACACCGCTTGCGCGAGCTGGCCGGTCAGCATCGTGAGCGCCGACGCGAGCGCGCCCTGCGCCCCGCCAAGCATCCGCGCCCCGCCGGCGAGATATTGCCGCACGCCAACGTCCAGCAGGTGCCCGCGGAACCCGGCGCCGAACGCACAGACCGCCCAGTGGAGTTGCGGCTTGCGGCAGTCGATGAACGCCACGACGGTAGATGTCTCGTGCGGCGCGACACGGCGCGGCAAGCGAATCGCCTTCGCCAGGATGTCCCGCGGCTCCAGCGGCGGCTCGTCGCCCGCGCCCTGCTCGTCCAGCGGGGCGCACTGGTATTCAGCCATGAACGCCGCCTCGCCCCGGTCGATCAGCAGGTTGTATGCGTGCTGAATCCCCGACAGCTCGCCGCGCTTGAACAAGAGCGGGTCCGACACGACGGCCCCCGCGTCCATCTCGGCGCGGTGCGCCTCATAGAACTTCGTCGCCTCGGCCTCCGCGGCCTGGCGCCCGCCCTGCTCCTCAAGGAGGTCTTGCCGGCGCAGCTCCGCATAGCGGCCCATCCAGAGGTCGGCGTGGTGCGTCGCCCAGCTCTTGACCATCGGGAGCACATCGCCCTGCCACTCCGGGTGCGCCGAGCGGTCAAGAATCCGGTCGGCCATGTCGCCCTTGCGGATGATCGTGCAGGGCATGATGGCGGCGAGCGGCTCGTCGTGCCCCGCGAGGCCCAGGACGGCGCGGGTGATGATCTTCTCGCGCGTCTCGCACTGCGCGGGGCTCTGTGCGCTCGCGTCCGTCTGCGGATCGTCGATGCCGACAAACTGCGGCCGAATGGTGCGGCCATCCGGCAACGTGTACGAGATCCCGCGGAAGCTGCTCGTGAGCCCGAAGCCCATGATCCGCGCGAAGCTGCTCGTCGCCGGCGAGTGCTCCGTCGGCGCGGACCCATCGGCCTTCCGCTGCCACACCTCGACGCCCGGGAACGCGATGGCCGCGACGCCCCACTCAATCCGCGTCGGCACGCCGTCGGAGAGCTGCCCCGCACAGCGGTGCGGCAACCCCTCCAGCGCCCGCGCCGGCTTGGCGATGCACTCGAAATCCTCGAGCAATAGCGGGTTGGTCTCCAGGATGCGCTTGATCGGCTCAATCAGTTCGTCGGCCGCGAGCTTCGCGGTTGCGGCTAGCAGCGGGATTAGGAGTTGGTGCCCGTAGGCACCGGCCCAAATCGCGGTCCACCGCAGCAGCACGGTCTTGCCGAACCCCCGATAGCATGCCTCCGAGTAGAGCCCGCCCTCCATTACGGCCCGCCGGCTCTTCTCGATGACGCGCCGCTGGTCCTCAGAGAACGGCCGCGAGAACGTCGCCGCCGCGTAGGTCCGCAAGAACCGCTCCAGATCCAGCCGGCAAGCTTCGTGTCGCGCCGGGTCCAGCGCCGACAGGCACCGCCCAATGTCGCGCGGCTCCTGTCTCGCCTCCCGCATGACCGCCGCGTGCGACTTGCCCGCCTTCGACCCGCGCGGGCTGTAGTTCCTGACCCGCGGCGC